GTAGCAATTTACAAGAAATGGAAACAGGCACTAACCAATCTAAAACTGCTGTAAACGCAAATGCAAAGGCAGCAGATCCAATGGCAACAGGAAATGCTTCTGGAGTCGTAACACCTGGTCAAGGTACAGTCGAAGATCTCGGTGGTCCTTCCCCTGAGAACTATAAGCCCGACGACGATTCCGCAAAGCTAAAGACCCCAGGTGCAACCCTTGGTCAAGTCAAGGACGTTATCAATGCTAAGGCAGCAAAAGCTGAAGCAATGAAAGTTGCAAAGGAAGAAGTCGAAGAGTCTGAAGAAGAAGTCGTAGCAGAAGCAGACGAAGTAACTGATGAAGTAGTTGCTGAGTCTGAAGAGACTTCCGAAGAAGTTGTTGCTGAGGAAGAAGTACCAGAAGCAATTGCTCAAATCGAAGAAGCAATTGAAGAAGATGTTAACGCACTTCTTTCTGGTGAAGAACTCTCCGAAGAATTCAGAGATAAAGCAAAGACAGTCTTTGAGGCAGCACTAAATGCTAGAACTCAACAGATTGAAGAGGCAATCGTTGCTCAGTATGAAGAGCAACTTGGTCTTGCAGTTTCTGAAATTGAAGAGTCTCTAACTGAGAGACTTGATTCTTATCTTGAATATGTTGCTGACGAGTGGGTTCAGGAGAACGCACTTGCAGTTGAAAGAGGAATTCAAGCTCAGGCAACTGAGTCATTCCTTACTGGCCTGAAGGGCCTTTTTGAAGAACATTATGTATCAATCCCTGAAGAAAAATATGATGTGCTTGAGAGCATGGTAGAAAAACTTGATGAAATGGAGTCTAAACTCAACGAGCAGATCGAGAGAAATGTTTCTCTTAACAAGAGATTAGCAGAATCCGCAACTGATGTTGTTTTTGCTGATGTTACTGAGGGACTAGCACTTTCCCAAAAGGAAAAGCTCGCAACCCTTGCTGAAAATGTTGAGTTTGTAAGTGAAGAAGACTATCGTGAGAAACTAGTAACATTGAAGGAATCATACTTCCCTTCAAAGGTAGTTACTCAGAGAAACACTCAAGATTACATTGCAGAAGAAACTGATTTCACCGAAGGTGCAGTTTCAGGCTCAATGGATATGTATCTAAAGACTCTTGAGAGAGTTTCCAAAAAGTGATTTTTTAATTATCAAACAAACTAACTTTTTTAATCAGAGGTAAAAACCAATGCAAATGTTCAACGCAGAACATCTGCAGGAAAAGTGGGCACCTCTCCTCGACTATAACGGTCTTGGTGAAATTAAGGATTCCCACAGAAGAGCAGTTACTGCTATCCTGCTAGAAAACCAAGAGAGAGCACTCCGTGAAGAGCGTGAGTTCCTCTATGAGACCCCAACCGTCAACACCGACCCAAGCAGCACAGGAAACCCAGGTTTCGGTGCAGATGCAGCATCACCTGTTGCAGGTTTTGACCCAGTTCTCATCTCCCTAATCCGTCGTTCAATGCCTAACTTGGTCGCATATGACCTCGCAGGCGTCCAACCAATGAACGCACCAACAGGACTCATCTTTGCGATGCGTTCTAAGTACGTCGATCAGAACGGTGCAGAAGCACTATTCGACGAAGCAGATACCGCATTCTCTGGACAGGATACCACTGGTGCTTCCGCAGCATCTGGTGCATCTGTTGGTTTCGGTACTACTGCACAGGCAGGTTCCAACCCTGGTCTCCTCAACCCAACTGGCACTGCAGATAAGACTGCATACAACGTTGGTGAAGGTATGTCTACTGCTGAGGCAGAGAGACTTGGTTCTGGATCCACCCACTTCAACGAGATGGCTTTCTCAATCGAGAAAGTTACCGTCACTGCGAAGTCAAGAGCACTCAAGGCAGAGTACTCCCTAGAACTCGCACAAGACCTCAAGGCAATCCATGGTCTGAATGCTGAGGCTGAGTTGGCAAACATTCTCTCCACAGAGATTCTTGCTGAAATCAACCGTGAAGTCATCAGAACCATCTACAAGATTGCTGAGCAGGGTGCAACCCTCAATACAGCAACTGCTGGTACTTTCGACCTCGACGTTGACTCCAACGGTCGTTGGTCTGTTGAGAAGTTCAAGGGACTTATCTTCCAAATCGAGAGAGATGCAAACCAGATTGCACAAAGAACTCGTAGAGGAAAGGGCAACATGATCCTCTGCTCCGCAGACGTTGCATCAGCCCTCACCCACGCAGGTCTCCTCGACTACACCCCTGCACTCAATGCAAACCTCAACGTAGACGACGCAGGCAACACCTTCGCAGGTGTCCTCAACGGTCGTTACAGAGTCTACATTGACCCATATGCAGCAAACAACGCAGCATCACAGTACTACGTTGTTGGTTATAAGGGTTCCTCCCCATATGACGCAGGTCTATTCTACTGCCCATATGTACCTCTCCAGATGGTACGTGCAGTTGGAGAGAACACCTTCCAGCCTAAGATTGGCTTCAAGACTCGTTACGGCATCGTTGCTAACCCATTTGCGGAAGGCACCAATGCTGGCCTCGGTCGTCTTGAGTCCAACTCCAACCGTTACTACAGACGTGTACGTGTTGACAACCTCATGTGATTCATCACCACAGGTTTTACAGGACTCCCGAAAGGGGGTCCTTTTTTTATGGATAAATACTTCGGTAGGTATTCTTTTATCATGAATTTACTTTCACCGTTACAGAGACAATTAGGGAATAGAAATTTTCTATCCTCTGCTGGGTTTAAGTTTGTTTTGGCAAAATACCCAAAGGTAGACTTTCTTTCCAATACTGCACTAATTCCTGCAATAAATTTAGGAACAGCATTTCAACCAACGTATCTCAAAGATATTCCAATCCCTGGAGATAAATTAACCTACGATGATTTTAGTCTCGATTTCATAGTTGATGAAGAGATGGAGAACTATATCATCATGCACAACTGGTTAAAGGGACTTGGATTTCCAGAATCTGTTGAGCAGTATGATGATTTGCTTCGTGCAGACCCCCAAAGTCCAGGTATCAGTAACGCAAACAGTGGTCAAAGTGACGGGACATTAATTGTTTACAATAGTAGTTTCAATCCTGTTGTGAACGTAAGATTTCAAGGATTATTTCCTGTCTCTCTATCTACAATTGATTTCGATGCTAAATCGGAAGATACTAATTACATTACAGCAAATGTAACTTTTAAGTATACTAATTACATTATTTCTAAAGCATGAACATTGATGAGATTCAAGCACTGTGGGAAGAAGATTCAAAATTAGATCCAGACAATTTGCATGAAGAATCTATCAAAATTCCAGCATTGCATTCAAAATATTATCACATTTACAATAAAATAATCCTCCTTAAAAAAATGGAGGAAAATAACTACAAGATTTTAAAGAAGAAAAAATGGTTGTATTACTCTGGGAAATCTGAACCAGAGGTTTACATCAATGAACCTTTTGACCATAAGGTGTTAAAACCAGACATGGACAAATATCTAGATGCTGATGAAGAGATTATTAAATCAGTATCAAAAATAGAATATTACCAAACCATGTTGAATTATTTGGATAGTATCTTAAAGACGATTCTCAATAGAACTTACCAAATAAAGAATGCCATAGAATTTATGAAGTTCACTGCTGGATATGACTAATATTAAAATACGAAAGAAAAACGAAGTTTATTTAAACGTAACCGCAGAACCTTACATACAACAAGAACTATCAGATTATTTTACGTTTGAAGTCCCTGGGGCAAAGTTTATGCCTCAATATAGAAGTAAATATTGGGACGGGAAGATACGTTTATACTCACCACACAATGGTGAAATATATGTGGGTCTTCTTGATAAAATTACTTCTTGGGCAAGAAAATCAAACTATACAATTGAGTTTGAAGATAATAAATTCTATGGAACTCCATTTGAAGAAAACTCTCATGTCTCCTATGAGGGAGTCAAAGAGTTCATGGAGAGAATTACCAAATATAAACCAAGGGATTATCAAGTAGAGGCAGTATACGATGCCTTAAGATTCAATCGTAAGTTACTTATTTCCCCTACAGCATCTGGTAAATCTATGATGATTTACTCGATTGTTCGTTACTTCACTGCACTCAATAAAAGAATTTTACTTGTAGTTCCTACTACATCTCTTGTAGAGCAGATGTATAAGGACTTTGAGGATTATGGTTGGGATTCAGAAAAACATTGTCACAAAATTTATTCTGGTAGAGAGAAAGAGACTAACAAGAACGTTGTCATTACTACGTGGCAATCAATCTATAAGTTAAATAGAAAATTCTATGAAGACTTTGAAGTTGTAATTGGTGATGAAGCACACTTATTCAAGTCCAAGTCTTTAGTTGGAATGATGACCAAGTGTGATAACTCAAAGTATAGATTTGGATTTACTGGAACATTAGATGGTTCACAAACTCATAAGTGGGTTTTAGAAGGTCTTTTTGGTCCATCATACAAAGTAACTCAAACAAAAGAATTGATTGAGAAGGGACATCTTTCTAAATTACAAATTAAAGTTCTTCTTCTAAAGCATGATGAGCATAAGTTTGGTGAGTACGAGGAAGAAGTTCAATACCTAATAAGTCACGAGAAAAGAAATAAGTTTATTAAAAATTTAGCATTAGATTTAAAAGGAAATACTTTGATTCTATTCAATCGAGTAGAAGCTCATGGTATGCCAATTTATAACCTGATAAATAATTCTGCGGCAAAAGACCGAAGAATCTTCTTCGTTTATGGTGGAGTTGATGCTCAAGAAAGGGAAAAGGTAAGAGAGATTACTGAGAAAGAATCCAATGCAATCATCGTTGCATCTTACGGGACATTTAGTACGGGCGTTAACATTAAAAATCTGCACAATGTAATATTTGCATCTCCTTCAAAGTCAAGAGTAAGAAACTTACAGTCTATCGGACGTATTCTCAGAAAAGGAGACAAAAAGTCTAAAGCAATTCTTTATGATATTGCCGATGATATTACATACAAGTCAAGAAAGAATTATACTTTAAATCATCTGATTGAACGGATTAAAATCTATAATGAAGAACATTTTAACTATGAAGTATTGCAAATCAATTTTAAAGAGTAAATATGGAAGAAGAATTTTATGCAATCATTAAATTAACTTCTGGAGAAGAAGTATTTTCAAAAGTATGTCCCTGTGAAGAGGAAGACAGAACAATACTAATTTTAGATAATCCAGTAACAGTGGAAACGGTTTCAATCCGTCAGATGGGACTTACTGGTGTCAAGATAAATCCTTGGATAAAATTTACTGATGATTCAATGTTCGTTGTAAATATGGACAAGGTTATTACTATGTCTGAAGTCAACGATGAGGATCTTTTGGCAATGTACAAAAAGTATCTAAGAACAAAAGACAAAGGTTCCAAAGCAAACTCAAAGAGACCTTCGGAACACATGGGTTACTTATCTTCTATTTCTGAAGCAAGAATCTCCCTAGAGAAACTCTATAAATCTACTAATTAATATATTATTGTTTCTTCAAACTCCACAGAGTCATTATACACATTAGGGAAAGACGTGTCAAGTGTTACTTACAACTGGACAATGTACTCTGTTTACGTTATACTCTTAACATCTTAAAACAAACGTAATGAGAAAAGAACGTAAGAATCCCCATTACGTAAACAATAAAGAATTTCATGCTGCTCTAGTTGAGCATAAGCATCTTGTTGACATTGCAAAGGAAAGGGGACTTCCACCTCCGAAGATTTCAAACTATTTGGGAAGTTGCTTCTTGAAGATTGCAACACACCTTTCATATCGAC